CCACTAAGACAGATTAAAGTTATTCCATTTAAAGAAAAGGCTGAATGGCAACTATGTCCTAAGTACAATATAGGAAATAACACCAAACAACCTTAAAAATTTATTTAAACGGACATAAAACGTCGTATAAATAATAGTGGATGCCGAATTGGTCGGGTCCACTTTTTTAACCTTGCTACATGTAGGAGGAAACACACATGGTAAGAAATACTACTATGAACGTACCGCGTTCACTATTTATTGGGTTTGAGCCCATACTAAATGAACTTGAGAGAATCCACTCTGCTGGAAGATCACAAGACAATTATCCACCCCACAACGTTGTAAAAATCGATAATGAACATTTCATTATTGAATTAGCTGTTGCTGGATTTACGAATGATGACATTAGCATCGAAGTAAAGGATGGTATTCTTTTAGTAAAAGGCGATAAATTTGTTAATGATGATCGTGAATATGCACACAAAGGTATATCATCCCGCAAGTTCGAGAAGTCCTTCCGACTCTCTGAATTTGTTGTAATAGATGGGGCTGATCTTGTGAACGGGATACTTGTGGTTAACGCCAGAGTTGAAGTTCCAGAAGAAAGGCGTCCTCGGAAGATCGAAATCGGATCGACTGGGACATCAACGAAGAAGGGTTTACTCAATGAGTAATTCGAATTCGCCGCAGGTAAATCCCAGTGGGTTAATAAACTATCTACTGGAGTCAGACTATGGGTTACATACGTAAGCACAAGCATGGCATTAGATCTGGATTCGAAGCAACTGTAATAATGGCGTTTATATTCTCTATATGCCCCACTATTATGATACTTGCTTCGAGTGCATATTATCTATAAGCCACTTTAAATAAGACGGGGGGGAGTGATCCTTCCCAACTTTTTAAAAATAAACCTTTACATTATGTCCAAACTATGATATAATATACTCTATTATTCGAAATGGTTATACTATGAAATTTTACACTAATATCTCTCGTTATGGCAATAATCTACTTTATCGTGGTTATGACGCCGGCAAAAAAATACAAACCAAAATTAAATACAAACCGACATTTTATGTCAATACTCCTAAGCCTACTATATTCAAAGCCTTGGATGGTACTCCTGTAGCACCTATCAAATTTGAAGATATGCGTGAAGCTAAAGATTGGCTTGCGTCAAATCAACATACTGCTGGTCGACATATCTTTGGTAATAACAAACATATTCCAGCTTATATCAATGACGCATTCCCTGGTAAAATTAAGTTTGATCGTAACATTATCAATGTAACATTCATCGATATTGAAGTACAGTCAGATGAAGGATTTCCTGAACCAGAAGAAGCGGCACACGAAGTTACAGCTATCTGTATGAAAAACAGTATAGATAACACGTACTACGTTTGGGGTCTTAAAGACTATGACGTAGAAAATACTTACATGAAAACAAATCGTGTAATCTACAAGAAATGCGCTACTGAATCTGAACTTCTATTACACTTCATAGCTCATTGGTCTTTACCATCGCAGTGCCCTGATGTAATCACTGGGTGGAATTCGAGGTTCTTCGATATACCATACCTCGTTAATCGTATCATTAAAATCCATGGCGAAGAGTTCGTTCGTAGATTATCTCCATGGGGTCTAATAGATAGACGCGACGTTACTACGATGCAACGTAAGCAGTGTGCTTATGAAATACAAGGTATCGCTCAAATGGATTACCTTGACTTGTTTAAAAAATTCGGACACTCTTATGGTCCACAAGAATCTTACAAGCTAGATAATATTGCTCACGTAGTTCTTGGAGAACGTAAACTTTCCTATGAAGAACATGGTAACCTACACACTCTTTACAAAATGGATCATCAAAAGTTCATTGATTATAACATCAAAGACGTTGAACTCGTAGATCGATTCGAAGATAAGATGGGATTGATTACATTAGCTCTTACTATGGCATATCGTGGTGGCGTTAACTATGGTGATGTTATGGGTACAACTGCTATATGGGATTCTATTATCTTTCGTAATCTCCACGCAAATAACGTCATCGTACCATTTGCTGAAGAAAAGTTTAAATCACCATACCCTGGTGGTTTCGTAAAAGATCCACATGTTGGAATGCACGAATGGGTCGTATCATTTGATTTGAACTCACTGTATCCATCAATCATTGTTCAAAATAACATGTCTCCTGAAACTATCATTAATGGTAAAGTTGCTAATGTTTCAGTTGATACTCTTCTAAGTGAATCAGTTAAACCTAAACTTGAAGCTAATGAATGTGCTTCAGCTTCTGGTCAGTATTTTAAGACTGATCAACAAGGTATCCTACCAAAAATCATCAGTGAAATGTATGCAGAACGTGTTATTGTTAAACGTGCTATGATCAATGGTCAGAAACAACTTGAAAAGGTAGACAAAAAAGATAAGACTGAATTGTATAGGATTCAACGTGACATTAGTATTGCTGAAAATCAACAGATGTCTATTAAACTTCTACTTAACAGTTTATATGGTGCGTTAGGTAATAAGTACTTTAGATTCTTTGATCAACGTATTGCTGAAGCTATTACATTACAAGGTCAGCTTACTATTCGCTGGGCTGAAAAGGCTATCAATGAGGAACTACAAAAGGTTCTTAAAAATAAGAAAGATTATGTAGTAGCTATCGATACAGATTCTGTTTATGTAGTACTAGATGATCTTGTTAAAGCTGTCACTCCTAAGAATCCATTAGAGTTTGTTGACACTGTTTGCAAAGAAAGACTTGAAAAGGTTCTTGAAAGCAGCTATGCTAAACTATTTGAAGTCATGGGTGGTATGGAAAATCGAATGGTTATGAAACGTGAAGCTATTGCTGATCGTGGTATATGGACTGCTAAGAAACGTTATATTCTAAACGTTCTTGATAATGAAGGTGTTCGATACGCTGAACCAAAGCTTAAGATTATGGGCATCGAAGCTATTAAGTCTTCTACACCAGCTCCATGTCGTACAGCTCTTAAGCAAATGTTTAAAACAATCATTGGTGGTTCTGAAGCTATTGTTCAAAGAGATATTGCTGATTTTAGATCATACTTTAAGACATTACCACCAAATGAAATTGCGTTTCCACGTGGCATATCTAATATATCAAAGTATGTCGATAATCAAACAATATACAAAAAGGGTACACCAATCCATGCTCGTGGTGGTATCATGTACAATAAGTTACTTGTTGATAAGTCCCTCACTAGGAAATATGGCAAGATACAAAACGGCGAAAAGATCAAGTTTATCTATCTTAAGACACCTAATCATACAAAGGAAAACGTAATATCTTTCCATGATTATCTACCTGAAGAGTTTGGCTTACATCGTCACATTGATTATGACACTCAGTTTGATAAAACATTCTTAGGTGTTATTGATCCAATACTTCATGCTGTTGGCTGGAACTCAGAAGATATAGCAACGCTTGATGCATTCTTTTAAAATAAACCTTTACATTTAACAAAAAGTATGATATAATATATCTATCATTACAGGAGATACAAATGACAATTAAATTAATACGATTAACTTCAGGTGAAGAAATCATAGCAACAATTACGGGTTCAACTTCGAACTGTGTTACATTCGAAAAGCCAGTAGCTTTATACGCGGCTGAAGAAGGCAAACTAGGCTTCATGCCTTATATACCATACACAAAAGCTGAAGAAGGAATGTCTATTGCTTATGCTCATATCCTATTTGAAGTTGATCCAATTGACGAAGTACTAGAGCAATACAAATCTGCTACTAGTGTTATCCAACTTACACAACCATCGAGTATTATTCTATGAACTGGGTAAAAGATATTCAAGACATGCATGCTAAATATGGTGTACATGAATGGGTTAAAGCTAATCCTGAAAAACTAGAACAGCTACTTCAATTCCGTGTAGCGTTCCTTAAAGAAGAGTTTGATGAAACATTTAAAGCTACTGGTGAGAAGGACGCTGAAGAAATCGTTGATGGTCTTATTGATCTATGCGTAGTAGCAATTGGTACCTTGGATGTCATGGGTATTGACGCTGATGAAGCTTGGTATAACGTACACAAAGCTAACATGGCGAAAGAGGTTGGTGTAAAAGAATCTCGTCCGAATCCATTAGGTCTTCCGGATTTAATTAAACCTGAAGGCTGGAAAGCTCCTGACCACACTGGTAACCATGGTCTTTTAGTAAACTTATAATATGAGTAACACATGATATCTTTGACAATATTTGATAGTATATACGATAACAAAACATCTAAGAGAGTTGATTATGATTCCTTTGATGATTTTGAAAAGGTTTTGTACAAATTAGCAAGTGGTGGTAAGTATCAAAAGAAAACTGATGCTCCTTTAATATCACCTGCTACATATAAGACCGAAACCACTCGAGCTAATGCTAATGTTGTTAGCTGGGGTGGATTCGGCATTGTAGATGTCGATGACTATGAAGGATCTATTGAAGATATTCATGAAAAATACTCAAAATATAAATACGTTTGCTATTCAACAGCAAGTTCAACAAAAGCGCATCCAAAATTTAGATTGGTGTTTCCATTGACTCAATCAGTACCAGCTGATAAGATCAAACATTTTTGGTTTGCTTTAAACAAAGAGATAGGAGATATTGCAGATGCACAAACAAAAGACCTTAGTAGAATGTACTACGTACCTTCAAGGTACAAAGATGCCTACAACTTTATATTCACTCATGATGGGGTCACCATGGATGCACACCAACTTATGGAACAGCACCGATATGTTGTATCCAATGAATCGTTTTTCGATAAGTTACCAGAATCTATTCGAAATGGACTCGTTGAACACAGAAAAAACCAGCTCAATAACACTAACTTTTCATGGACTGGATATAAAGACTGTCCTTTTGTAAATAAAAAGCAGGTTGAAGACTACAA